GGGCTTTGGTACCTTGGATACTTCCCGTGTTGATTGGGACTCCTGTAAGGAGAGTCGTAGGTCAATGAAAACCGCAGTTCGCTCTGGGGCACCTGGTACGTGGGTCCCCATGGTGCACCGGAACTGCCCCCACAACGAGCTCCAGGCTTTGTGTCTAAGAGTTCTTGCTCCTCTCCCTCCCGGTGTCCTCCTTCCGCTGGATGGGCCTGTTGCTTCCGTGTTTGCGCGGCTCAGGTCTGTAGCAAGGAGGTTCGGCGGGCATAGGTGGAGCAACCTTGAAACCGCGCTGACTTATCAGGGAGCTCTACAGCGTCGGTACCTAAAGGCATCAGAGTCGTTGCGCTCGGAGAGGGTCACTCCGAAGGACGCTAGACTTTCTTGTTTCTTGAAAGCGGAGAAGACCAATCCAGTGGCTAAGTTGGCGAAACCTAGAATGATCTTTCCAAGGGATCCTAGGTATAACTTGGAGCTGGCGTCCCGCTTAAAGCCATTTGAGCACTGGTTGTGGGGTTACCTCACGGCCAGGCGCTCATTTGGGGGTTCAAATACAAGGGTTGTGGCGAAGGGGTTGAGTCCTGCGCGGCGCGCGCACTTGATATCTCGCAAGTTTAACAGCTTCCGGGACTGCGTCGTTTTTGAAGTGGACGGAAAGGCGTTCGAGGCGCACGTGGGCCCGGACCATTTGGAGTCGGAGCACGGGGTGTATAGGTCGGCTTTTCCCTCTGACAAAGGGTTGGCCCGCCTTCTCCGTGAGCAGCTGCACCTTCGGGGGCGGTTGCCGTGTGGGGCAAAGTTCAGTCGGCCTGGTGGAAGGGCCTCTGGGGATTTCAACACGGGCATGGGGAACACCCTCCTCATGCTCGCAGTTTGCGTTGGTGTGCTGACCGGGTATGGGGTACGTTTCGATGTGCTCTGTGATGGTGACAACGCGTTGATTTTTCTGGAGGCGTCCGAATCCCAAGTCGTCCTACCTGTCTTTGCTGCGGACGTACTGGCTGCAAGTGGTCATGAGTTCACCCTTGAGCGACCTGTCCGTAGGTTGGAGGAAATTCGTTTTGGCCAGTCCGCGCCAGTCGACCTCGGGGGCACCCGTGGTCTGACAATGGTGCGCAATTACCTTTCTGTGCTGTCTGGCTCTTGCAGCAGCCATAGGTATTTGAATGAGCCCGTGTATTCACGGGAGTGGTTAAGCGGAGTTGCGAGTTGCGAGCTGTCTTTAGCTCGTGGTATACCCGTGCTTCAGGCATGGGCCCTCAGCCTACTTCGAACGACGGAGTTCTCTGGGAGGGTCAGGTGTGGGCCTTTCCGCGAGTATTTTATGCAGGGTGCGTGGCTAGCGGGACCAGAGGAGGTAGAGGAAGTGACGTCTGTTGCGAGGGCGAGTTTCGAAGCTGCTTTTGGGGTATCGGC